TTGAAACAAAAGCCTCCGGTATCCCGTTAACGCAAGAATTACGGCGTCAAGGTATTCCTATAAATACCTTTTCACCGAGCAAAGGTCAGGATAAGATCGCAAGACTAAACGCGGTTAGTGGAATTTTCCAAGAAGGTCGTGTTTGGGTGCCTGATACGAACTGGGCGCAAGAATTAGTAGACGAAATCGTAGATTTCCCGAACGGAGAAAACGACGATTGCGTAGATGCAACAACTTTAGCCCTAAGTCGCTTTAGACAGGGCGGATTTTTGCGATTAGACGGCGATTATGACGACGAAGAAGAGTATTATCCGAAAATACGGGCATATTACTAATTTACCGTCTCAAAAAATAAGAGTAGGGTAGCGTTCCATGGCTGAAGTGCAATTCCCAGAAGAGTTTGAAGGCGAAGAACAGTTAGAAATACTGTTTGACGAGGAAAATAACGTCGTTGACCCTTCTATGTTGGAAATGGAAGTGGATATTCCGTTTGAGGAAAACCTCGCCGAGTATTTAGACCCAGCTACCCTGTCTGAAATTTCTAGCGAACTACTTAGTTCGTATGAAAACGATGTTGACTCCCGTCAAGATTGGTACGAAACATTTAAAAACGGTTTAGAACTACTAGGTATTGAAAACGACCCCCGTAGTGAACCGTTTGAAGGCGCGAGCGGGGTATATCACCCGCTACTTGCTGAAGCATCCACGCATTTCCAAGCGCAAGCGTATAAAGAACTACTACCCGCTAACGGCCCTGTAGATACGAAAATTATGGGCGCGTCTAACGATCCTAAAGCGATGCAAGCTAATCGCGTTAAGGATTTTATGAATTACCAGCTAATGTATAAAATGGACGAGTACGATCCTGAAATGGATCAGATGTTGTTCTTTTTGCCGCTAGCAGGTTCTGCGTTTAAAAAATGTTATTACGACCCTACGATGGGCCGTGTTGTTTCTAGGTTTATTAAAGCAGAAGATTTAGTTGTTCCGTATACTGCGACGGATTTACATACATCACCTCGTATTACGCATCGTTTAACGATGACGGAAAATGATCTTCGTAAATTACAACTCAGTGGTTTTTATATAGACGAGGAGATGAATCCTCCGTCTTATTCTGATGACAGTGATTCAGTACAGCAAAAAATTGATGAATTGGACGGCGTAACTCGTACTGGAAACCAGCACGATTATACGTTACTTGAGTTTCACGTTGAGTTAGATATTGAAGGTTTTGAACATAAGGATAACGACGGAGAACCTACTGGGTTAGCTATCCCGTATATCGTAACTATTTGTAAAGATAACAACACCGTTTTATCCGTTCGTAGGAACTACGAAGAAACTGATCCGATGCGTAAAAAAATTGAATACTTTACGCATTACAAATTTCTTCCAGGATTAGGTTTTTACGGTTTCGGTTTAATCCATATGATTGGCGGGGTTACTAAATCAGCTACCGCTATTTTACGTCAGCTAATTGACGCGGGTACGTTAGCAAATTTACCTGCTGGTTTTAAAGCTCGTGGTTTAAATATCCAGCGGTCTGATGATCCAGTACAACCTGGAGAATGGCGTGACGTAGATACTCCTGGAGGAACTATCCGCGACTCCTTTATGCCTCTCCCCTATAAAGAACCTAGCGCAACTTTAGCGCAGCTATTAGGGTTACTCGTAGAGTCTGGGCAGCGGTTTGCGTCTGTAATGGATAACCAAACTGGGGACGCTAACTCTAATGCTCCAGTAGGCACTACCGTTGCGTTGTTAGAAAAAGGTCAAAAAGTTATTTCTGCAATCCACAAGCGGTTGCATTACGCGCAGCGTAACGAATTCAAAATACTAAAGCGATTATTCGGTGAGTATCTACCTCCTGAGTATCCGTACCAAGTACAGGGCGCACAGCAAACAGTCTTTGCTGAAGATTTTAACAATAGCGTAGACGTTATCCCTGTATGTGATCCAAATATCTTTAGTACGACACAACGTATTATTTTGGCGCAGACACAGCTTCAAATGGCTCAAAGTGCTCCTCAGATCCATAATATGAAAGAAGCGTTCCGCAAGATGTATATCGCATTAAACATTAAAGATATCGATGATATCTTAATGCCTGATATGGCTCCTGCACCTAAAGATCCCGTCCAAGAAAATATGGACGCATTGATGGTAGCTCCATTACAAGCCTTTATTCAACAAAATCATGACGCCCATATCCAAACACATATGGCGTTTATGCAAAATCCTCAAACACAACAAAATCCACAAGCGATGGGCGCACTTCAAGCGCATATTCAACAGCACCAAGCTCTGAAGTATCGTATCCAAGTGGAAGAAATGTTGGCTCAACAAGGTATCCAGCTACCACAGCCAGGGCCAGATGGTCAAATGCCACAGTTACCTCCGGAAGTAGAAAGCCAAATTGCTATGGCAGCTGCTCAGGCGACTCAGCAGATTACTGGCCAAGAACAAGCTCTTGCTCAAGCGATGGCAGCGCAACAGCAAGACCCTCAGCGCCAAATGTTCGAAGAACAGATGGAATTAGAATTCGAAAAACTCAAGCAACGGGATAGAGAATCTGAGCGTAAAGCGCAGTTGGAAAGAGAACGTATTGAATCTCAAGAACAACAAACAGATATCCGTGTAGCTTCTGATTTACAACAAGCAGAAATGCGTGACGATAGAGAAGTAGATTCGAATTTAACTGAGATTGCAAAGATTGTTCGAGAGTCACAGGAAAAGGATTAATTGTCTCATTTAATAAGTAATATCCCGCATTTTAATTGTTGGGTTAGAAAAGAGTATACGCACAATCATTTACAGTATCATGGAGAGTATTTACATGCAATAGCGATTGCGGTAAATACTATCCCAGATAGATGTTTATCTTTTCAAGTCGTATTTACAGGATACGAATTGAATGAAGAGGAAGATTCTGAAAATCTTCATGGGGGAGCGATGTGGGCTAGGATGCCTATTACCGCTTTAGTTGCTGACGCGATGATTGATGAAATGCCTGAATCAATGGCAACTCATTTAGCGCAGCCTTGGGATTGTAGTTCTCGAGACCATGAGGTAATTGTTATGGATCGTGTATCTTCTAGCCCGTGGTTATGTAAGATAGATAACGAGTTCCATACAGGAAAGTATTTGTTTACTGTAGATTATACAGGAAACGATATAGCTGATGACCCTGCTCAGCATAAGCAGAGCCATGTTATTCAGCTTACGGATGCTGGGGAATGGACAGGCAATATTGTAGCGTTGCCTAACAATCGTGTAAGAGCGACTAATCCTGCATTATGGGAAACAGGTTCAGGAGCACCGGACTTTTATCCCAGTCAGCACGTGCATAGCGCGGAGATTGACGATAGTTACATGGATCCGAATGTTACGTTTAATAATTTGTACTCCGAAGGAGATTAAAATGCCAGGACGCAAAACGAACAAAAAGATGCCTAAGAAAATGGGCATGGGCGGTAAGACCGCTAAAAAAATGCCGATGAAAATGAAGCGCGGCGGTTCAACTCGTTCTCGTAGTAAAGGTAAAAAATGAGAAATCTTAGAAACACGGAGATGCCTTATCCGTCTCCTAAAACTCAAAAGACAGGGGTTATGCCGTCTATTCCTGAAGCTACTAACGAAGGTTTTGCGAAAGCTACGCAGCTGGAACAGAAGACTGTAGATCTTCCAGGAAAGAAAGTAAAAACAAAAGGCACTGGTGCAGCAACTAAAGGATTGGACTTTACTAGCTACATTAACTAATGGACTTTATAAAATATTCGGAGTTTTTACTCCGCAAACTGCGGGAAAGACAAGCGGATCTTACGCAGACACTCGCCACTGGTGGCGCACAAGACTTTGTTCAGTACCAACGTATTGTTGGAGAAATTTCAGGGCTTAATTTCGCTGAACAAGAAATAACTGCCCTGCATGGAAGGATGGAAGATGTCGAAGACGACTGAAGAAATTGATTTAAGTAGTGTAACAGCTACCCCAGAACGAGTTCTTAATTTTGGTTCTGATACGCCTTCGGAACCTGTTAAAGAGGGGATTACCTCCGAAAATTATGAATCTCATGCAGATAAACTACCGAACCCTACAGGGTATCGTTTGTTAATTCTGCCGTTTACTCCACCGGAGAAAACGAAAGGCGGCATTATGTTAGCTAAACAAACTCTTGATAAAGAGCGGATAGCTACCGTAGTTGGGCTGGTTGTAAGAAAAGGCCCAGATGCTTATTCCGACAAAGATAAATTTCCCGAAGGCGCTTGGTGCGATGAAGGCGATTGGGTAATTTTTGGTCGCTATGCAGGAGCTAGATTTAATATCGACGGAGGCGATATGCGCCTTTTAAACGATGATGAAATTTTAGCTGTTGTAAATAATCCAGAAGATATTCTGCAATAAGGTGATATGTAATGGCTGAGTCCCAAGAAATTGAACTAATACTTCCTGATGGGGATGTAGATCCTAGAGAAGCTGATGTTTCGCAAGAGCCAGCACCAGACTTTGATATGTCTGCTCAAAAAGAAAATACTTCTAATTCTGAAGAACTAGAGGAATATAGTGACGGCGTTAAAAAACGCATTGATAAGTTGACTTATCGTATGCGTGAAGCTGAACGTCAGAGAGAAGAAGCGGTTGAGTTTGCTAAGAAAATTTCTGAGCAAAACAACCTACTTCAAACAAAACTTCAGTCTTCGGATTCTACTTTAGTCAATGAATATTCTCAGCGTATTGAGTTAGATAAAGAACGAGCGCGTAAGGCACTTAAAGAAGCTCAAGAATTAGGTGACGCTGAAGCTATTGCATTAGCTACAGAAGCAGTTGCTAAAACTTCTTACGAAGCGCAAAATGCCCAAAGATTAGTAGCACGACAGAAAAACGCACCTCAACAAGTGCAAGCTCCTGAAGTGCCACAACGGAATATACAACCGGCTGCTCCAGATGCGAGTGCGGAAGCATGGGCAGAAAAGAACAGTTGGTTTGGTGAAGATGAAGGTATGACCTATGCCGCTATGGGCATTCACCAAAAATTAATTAAGGAAGGGGTGCCTCCTAGTTCGCAGCATTATTACCAACGAGTAGATGCGGAAATAAGAGAGCTTTTTCCACAAAAGTTCGCCGATGAGACGAAAAACGTGCAATCTTCTGTAGCAGGTGGAAGCCGTGGGGCTGGGTCTGTAAAGAAAGGCGCACGCAGTGTGAAACTCACACCTTCACAAATAGCTATTGCTAAAAGAATAGGTGTGCCTTTAGAAGAGTACGCTAAATACGTTTAGGAGATGAAAATGACAGATCGTACCTCCAGATCTGCTGAAACTCGAGCAAAAACAGCTCGCCGTAAACCTTGGCAACCACCTTCAATGTTGGACGCCCCTCAAGCCCCAGCTGGCTATAAGCATAGATGGGTTCGTGCAGAAGTTCGTGGGCACGATGACCGAGCGAATATGTCTAAACGTATTCGTGAAGGATTCGAGCCAGTAAGAGCAGAAGACTATCCTGATTTCGACGCTCCTACGATTGACGAAGGCAAGCATGCTGGCGTAATTGGTGTTGGTGGCTTAATTCTTGCAAAGATTCCTGACGAAACCGTTGATGAAAGAAATGCATATTTCCGAGGAAAGACTGCTGATCAGCTTCACGGTGTTGACAATGATCTTCTGCGAGATAGTGACCCTCGTATGCCGCTTAGACAAAGCGATATCCGAAGGGACTCAAAAGTTGAGTTCGGTAGTCGTGAACCGGCTACTGATTAATTTCATCATTTTCCTTAGAGGATTAAATCATGGCTAATATCGATGCCCCTAACGGGTTCACCCCAGCCTACCACCTATATGGTGGAACGATTCGTCCTCAGAAGTTGCGTATTGCAAGTGGTACTAATGCCTCCATATTTACTGGAGACGTAGTTAACCTTTCTTCTGGGTATGTAATCCAAGGCACTGCGACAGGTACTCCTGCTGGAGTATTTGCTGGAGTATTTTTTACAGCGACTGACGGCACCCCCACGTTTTCAAACGTCTGGACAGCAGATGTAGTAACACTTGGCGCTGCTGATGCAGAAGCGTATGTATATACTGATCCAGCTATCGTGTATGAAGCACAATTTACTGCGGGTACTCCTGCTGTAAGTTTTATTGGCGCTAAGTACACTATTACCACAACAGCTGGTAGCACTAACAATGGACGTTCCAAAGAAGGTGTAACAGCAACTACTAGCAGCGGCATTGCGTTGTTGAATAGGTTTGTAGATTCCCCAAGTAACGAAATTGGTGCTAACGCCCGTGGTTACTTTACATTCCCAACTAACGTCTTTGCGGTATAGGAGAGTAACTAATGGCTATTAATAGAGCGCAACTCGTAAAAGAGCTTGTTCCCGGCCTTCACGCTCTCTTTGGTTTGGAGTATGAACGCTACGCACCTGAGCATGAAGAAATCTTCGATACGGAGACTTCTGAACGAGCTTTCGAAGAGGAAGTAATGCTTAGTGGTTTTGGTGAGGCACCTGTGAAATTTGAAGGATCTGCAGTATCTTACGATACCGCACAAGAGTCTTTCACTGCTCGCTACACTCACGAAACTGTTGCTTTGGCGTTTTCTTTGACTGAAGAAGCAATTGAAGATAATTTGTACGACACCCTGTCTTCTCGTTATACACGAGCACTTGCTCGTTCTATGATGCAGACGAAACAAATTAAAGCTGCTAACGTATTAAACAATGCGTTTAACAGTTCATTTGTTGGTGGCGACGGCAAAGAGCTTTGTGCAACTGATCACCCCACTGTAGGTAATCAAGACCAAAGGAATGAGCTGTCAACTGCTGCAGATTTGAACGAAACTTCGTTGGAGCAATCCTTAATTGATATCGCAGCTTTCGAAGATGAGCGTGGTCTAAAGATTAATGCTCAGGCTCGTAAGTTGATTATCCCATCTTCCCTGCAATTTATTGCAGATCGTCTACTGGAAACTCCAGGACGAGTAGGCACTGCGGATAACGATATTAACGCGATCCGTAACATGGGTATGGTTCCTGAAGGATATACGGTTAATCATTATCTAACAGATACTGATGCCTTCTTCCTGAAAACTGACGTACCTAATGGACTGAAGCACTTTGTGCGATCTCCTGTCTCTACGAATATGGAAGGTGATTTTGAAACCGGAAATGTTCGATATAAAGCCAGAGAACGCTATAGTTTTGGCTTTAGCGACTGGCGTGGTATTTTCGGCTCTCCTGGAGCTGCGTAATATCGCGAAAGAAAGGGGCATTAGTTGCCCCTTTTCTTTTTCTCCTGTATAAACGCATTATCTGAGAAAAACAGCCTTAGCGACCGCCTCAGACGGACGTTACGAAGACTCTAAGGCGAATCCTTTCGTAAGAGGTAATTACAATGGCACAGACCACTTTTGCTGGCCCGATCAAATCTTTGGCGGGTTTTATAAACGCAGGCGTTAACACTACTGTTAGCCTAACTGCAGACACTTCGCTAACTGTTGCAGCTCACGCAGGTAAAATCCTGCTATGTAACGATGCGGATGGGAAGTTTACGCTTCCTTCGATTGTTACTACTGCCCCAACTGACCCTACGTCTCCTGATCAAGCTAATAATGTAGGCGCGTCTTTCTTTTTCTATATTGAAACCGCAGCTACAGATCTGGATATTTTGACGGACGGCACTGATAAGTTTAAAGGTGCTGTGATGGTCGCTGTTGACGATGGCGCAAAGAAGGCTTTCTTCCCAGCTGCATCAAACGATGTGATGACTCTCAATGGTTCAACTAAAGGTGGTTTAGTCGGCAGTGTTGTTCAAGTAACCGCAATTGATGCTGCGACCTATCTTGTACACAATACTTTATTGCTCGGCTCCGGAACCATTGTTACTCCTTTTGCTGACGCATAAAGGTTATAACAATTAAGTTAGGGGGGGAAGGGTTCTTCCCCCTACGGGAGATAAAATATGGCGGATGCAGTTAGTTCAACAGTTTTAAGTGACGGCACGCATAGAGCAGTTATACAAATAACTAATCTTAGTGACGGTACAGGTGAATCTGCTGTTACAAAAGTAGATGTTAGCGGCCTAACTCCAAGAGCAGATGGCACAGCGTGTTCTAGTGTGAGGATTGAAAAAGTATCTCATTCCATAACAGGTTTTACTCAAGTACAACTTTTGTGGAACGCTACTACTGATACAATTGCCCTTGCTTTAGCAGAAGCAAGTAACGGCCACATGGATTTTAGCGATTTTGGAGGTTTATCCAATACAGCAGGCTCTGGTAAAAATGGCGATATTAACTTAACTACGTTAGGGGCTGCGTCAAACGATACTTACGTTATTGTTCTTGATCTAATAAAGAATTACGGCTAATGGCAACTTCTGGAACTAGGACTTTTACTTTAACCGCAGCAGATGCGATTGAAGAAGCCTACGAATTAGCAGGGCTAGAATACCGCACCGGATATGACGGGGTGACGGCTAGACGGTCTATGAACATTATGTTTGCAGACTGGTCTAACAGGGGTATTCAAATTTGGGAAGTAGAACAGGTCTCTCTTGATTTAACTCAAGGGACAACTACTTATGATCTAAATCAATTTGATATTGATATACTGGACGCAGTGATTCGTAGAACGACTAACGGTATTCAAACAGATTTTCAAATAGACCGCATAAATCGCGGAGAGTATTTAGATATACCGAATAAAGAAACTCAAGCTAGAGTTACTCAGTATTATGTTGAAAGAACGATAATTCCTAAATTATACGTTTGGCCTGCTCCTGAAAATTCTACAGATAAATTTATTTCTTATCGTTGGAAACGTATTCAAGATATTTCTGCTTCTGTAGATGACGTTGATTTACCTAGTCGTTTTCTTCCATGTTTAACTACAGGGTTAGCTTTTAATCTAGCGTTAAAAAAGAACCCTGAAAAAGCAGCTTTATTACAACCTTTATACGAACAAAACTTAGTTAACGCGATTAAATATGATGATGATAGTTCATTACGGTTGGTTCCTAGACGGACATACCTCTAATGTCTTTTGCGGTAGGTAAGTATTCATATGCTATTTGCGATCGTTGCGGGTTTAGGTATAAATATCTTGAGCTTCGTATGGAGTGGACAGGATTTAAAGTTTGCCCAGAATGTTTTGAACCTAAACATCCTCAGCTAGATCCGCCACATCACATAAGCGATCCTGAAGCATTGCGGCAATCAAGACCGGAAGTTCCCCTGCCACAATCTGAATTGGGCCGTGTTTTTACAACTGGCCCGAGTAACACTACACCTAACGGAGTAAATGTTGGAGGACAGCCGTTAACCATAGTAGATCCGATAGGTACTAAGTTTGAAGGTGTTTTCGCAACGGGTAGTGTTGGAGAAGTTGAGGTAGAAACAACATGAGTTTTACATTAGCAACTTTAAAATCAACTGTACAAGATTATTGTGAAACTGCAGAAACAACATTTGTTTCCGATTTAGATACGTTTATTAAAGAGGCTGAAGAAAGAATTTTAAAAGCAGTAGAGCTGCCAGTTTTTAGAAAAAACGTAACAGGTTCTGCTTCTGCGAGTAATACTTATTTAAGTACGCCTGATGATTTTTTAGCACCTTACAGTTTAGCAGTGATTTCTAGCAACGTGTATAGCTACCTATTGTATAAACACGTTTCGTTTATTAGAGATTACACTCCTAACCCTGCGACGACGGGAGTTCCTAAGTATTACGCTTTATTCGACGATAATACTTTTATGTTAGCACCTACTCCAGACCAAGGTTATTCGTTTGAACTACATTATAAATATCGGCCTGCGTCGTTAACTACGACTTCAGGATCTGAGACAACATGGCTTTCTGATAATGCTCCGGATGCGATGTTATACGGTACTTTAGTTGAAGCAGCTACGTTCTTAAAAGTTCCTGAAGAAGTTGCGCAATATGAACAACGCTTTATTCAAGCAGTAAACGGTCTTAAAAACTTGGGTCAAGGCTATGGCTCACGAGACGAATATCGGTACGATATTTCTAAAGGATAGTTAAAATGTTGATTGAAGCTCCGCAGATGGAGATAGGCGAAGTATTTGTAACAACGACTACAGATAAAGGACATGATCCTGAGTTTTGGGCAAAAGTTGCTTCTGATAGAATTATTAGTGTTGGGGGAGAATGCCACCCCGTAATTGCACAACAGGCTGAAGCGTTTAAGCAATCTGTACAAACAACAGTAAGTTTTTATATAAAAGAAGCAATTAAAAGTGATAGAACAACTTTAATTGCTGAATTGGAACGTCAGGGCCATAAAGACATGGCAGACATAATTAGGAGTCTATAATGGCTATTACGACTGCAATGTGTACGTCTTTCAAGAAAGAAATTTTAGAAGCGGTACATAATTTTAAAAACACCGGAGGCAGCACGTTTAATCTTGCGCTGTATACAAGTTCCGCTTCTTTGGGCGCAGGCACTACTGCGTATACTACGTCTAATGAAGTTTCTGGTACGGGCTATACGGCTAAAGGTGCCTCTCTAACGAGGGTAGACCCTAGCACTTCTGGCACTACTGCTTTAACCGATTTTTCTGATTTGACGTTTAGCTCTAGCAGTATTACCGCAAGAGGCGCACTGATATTTAATGATAGTGCTTCTGGTGATCCGTCTGTTTGTGCTTTAGATTTTGGCGGAGATAAAACATCTAGCTCAGGGGATTTTACTATTCAGTTCCCGACAGCGGATGCGTCTAACGCCATTATTCGTATCGCATAGCGAGTAATATGTGGCAGACCTTAATGGATGGGGCAGAGGCACTTGGGGCGAAGGCCCGTGGGGTCAAGCAGATCCTATTGAGGTCACAGGTGTTGCAGCAACTGGGGCGGTCGGTTCTGTCACAGTTTCTGCAGATGCGAATGTCAGTGTTACAGGCGTGGCAGGAACGGGGTCGATTGGCTCCGTTACGATCGTTGAAGGAACGGGTGTTACCGTTTCTGTTACGGGAGTGTCAGGAACGGGAGCTGTCGGAACGCTTACTGTATCGTCAGATGCGAATGTCAGTGTTACTGGCGTTTCTGGTACTGGAGCGGTTGGTACAGTTACGGTCAGTGCTGATGCAGACGTCTCAGTTACTGGCGTTGCGGGTACGGGCGCTGTTGGAACGGTTACGGTTACTGGCGATGCGAATGTCTCCGTTACAGGTGTTGAGACAACGGGTGCAGTCGGAACAGTTACGGTTATTGGTACCGCAGTCGTTTCTCCAACAGGCGTATCCGGCACTGGTCAAGTTGGTACAGTCACTGTTGGTCTGGGCCAAACGATTGTTCCAACAGGTGTTGCAGCAACTGGAGCGGTTGGTAATGTAGTTGTTGCGGATGCAGTTATTGGGGTAACTGGAGTATCTGGAACAGCGGAGATAGGGTATTTTAATGTTTGGGGTCTAGTAAATGACGCTCAAACGCCAAATTGGAATAATATAACGGATAGTCAGACTCCTGGGTGGGCTGATGTTTTAGACAGTCAAACCCCTAATTGGGATGAGGTAGCTTAAAAATGGCAACTTACGTTAACGATCTACGCCTAAAAGAGATATCTACCGGCGATGAATCAGGTACTTGGGGCACCAGTACAAATACCAACCTTGAGTTGATTGCAGAGGCATTTAGTTTTGGCACCGAAGCTATTACGACGAATGCTGATACCCATACTACTACTATTGCTGACGGGTCTACTGATCCGGGCCGCAGTCTCTTCCTCAAATACACTGGCACTCTTGATTCAACTTGCACCATCACTATAGGGCCAAACACGGTCAGCAAGCTGTGGTTCATCGAGAACGCAACCAGCGGCTCACAGAGCATTATCATCAAGCAAGGCTCTGGTGCCACGATCACAATCGCTAATGGTCAGACCAAGGCGATTTATAGCGATGGCGCAGGCTCTGGTGGCGCGATGGTCGATGCTTTTACTGATCTATCTGTTCCGTCGTTCTTTGTATCAGGCGATTTGGATGTAGACGGCACCACTAATCTTGATGTAGTAGATATTGATGGTGCTGTAGACATGGCGTCTACCTTAACCCTTGCGGGTAATGCTGATTTCAATGCCGATTTGGACGTTGATGGCACGGCTAACCTTGATGCAGTAGATATAGATGTCTCTCTTACCGTAGACGGTACGGTAAAACTCAACGGCAACTTTCCTACTGGCACAGACAATGTAGCTTTGGGTAACGCTGCTCTAAGCGGTGGATCTTTGTCGGGCGCTGGCAATATTGCAATAGGGGATAGCGCAGGAGATGCAATAACTTCTGGTGCTAATGCCGTAGCAATAGGCCGCGATGTTTTAGGCGGTGTTTATACTGGCACTGATGCTATTGCAATAGGTCGATCCGCATTAGCGGCTTTGACCAGTGGAGATAACAACGTAGCAGTTGGAGGTTTGGCGGGATCTTCAATCACCACGGGGGGTTCTAATGTCATCATTGGCGGTTCAGCTGGTGATGCTCTTACTGAAGCCAATTCTAACGTGGCTATAGGGAAAACTGCTTTAACTAGCGATACTTTAGGTAGTAGAAGTGTTGCTGTAGGACAAAGTGCTTTATTTACTCAAAACTTCACCACCGCTACGGAAACTTACAACACCGCAGTCGGGTATTCAGCAGGTGGCGCAGTCACCACGGGACAGTTCAACACTATTATTGGTGGACTTGCAGGGGATGCTCTGACCGACGCTGACCAAAACGTTGCGGTGGGAGTAAATGCTTTAACAGCAGATACTTTAGGAAGCGATTCCACTGCTCTTGGATCGGCAGCTTTAGCAGCGCAGAATTTTACTACCGCAACATCAAGTTACAACACCGCTGTTGGTCGAGCAGCAGGTGCTGCTATCACCACGGGTCTTAGTAACACCCTACTTGGCGCTCTTGCTGGTGATGCTTTAACAGACGCAGATTTTAACGTTGCGCTAGGTAGATCAGCTTTAACTGATGACACGCTTGGCAATAAAACTGTCGCAGTTGGTTACAACGCTTTAGGATCACAAAACTTTACTACTGCTACAGATACTTTTAACACGGCAGTTGGGTTCCAAGCTGGTGTAGCAGTCACCACGGGAACTAACAACACCTTAATCGGTGCTCTTGCAGGTGATGCTATTACTTCTGCTGTAAGAAATGTAGCAGTCGGAAAGGGCGCATTAAGTTCAGATACATTAGGCAATGCAAGTGTAGCTATTGGCGAAGATGCGCTGTCAACCCAAAACTTTACTACAGCTACAAATGTTTACAACACAGCAGTTGGAATGAATGCAGGTAAGGCAGTCACCACGGCAACAGATGTGACGCTTATTGGCGGTCGCGCAGGGGATGCTATTACTACAGGCACAGACAATGTTGCGGTGGGTAGTAGCGCCATGACAAGTAATACTGCTGGG